TGTTGATTGGGAAAATGATCCAAACTCCGATAATACACCTAGACGTGTAGCTAAAGCTTATGTATTCGATTTATTTGCTGGTAGATATACAGCAATGTCCGATATTACTTCATTCCCTTCAGACGGATACGATGGTATTGTTATTGAACGTAATATTCCATTAACTTCAATGTGTTCACATCACCACCAAACTATTGGGGGAGTAGTTCATATTGGTTATGTAGTTGGAGATCAAGGTCGAGTAATCGGATTATCAAAATTGAACCGAATTGTAGAACATTTTGGTCGTAGAGGTGCTATTCAAGAGCAATTAACATCAGCTATTCATCAAGCAGTAAATAAAATTTGTGAGAAAAACAGAGGTGTAATTGTTACAGTAGTAGCAACTCACAATTGTGTATCTTGTAGAGGTGTTAAACACCAAGGCGCTTCAATGGTTACAACTAAAGCATCAGGTGTGTTTTTAGATAACGGTAACGAGGCACGTAAAGAGTTCTTTGATTCATTAAAAATCAATAATGGAGGACACCAGATCTAAGGAGGAAATCCTTAAACTAATCCAAGCAGAAATGAGAGGTAATCTCATGGTCTTGATTGATCCTAAAAAGAAAGATAGTTTTAGTGAACAACGAGTAAATACTTGGATTAGCATAACAAGTGAACGATTATATTTCCATTTAATAGAAAACAAATGACAAAATTAGAACAAAAACAACAAGAATTAATTAATTTATTAACAAGTCAAGTAATAGATCTTTCTATGATGTCTAAAATTGAACTTGGAGATGATGTGACCAAAGAATGGAGTAACCTAAACCAAGAAATTGCTCAAATAAAAGACTATTATTACATACCATTCATATCAGAAGTTGAAGAGTTTAATGAAATAATGGGAAAACCCAATAATTATACCCCGAACATTCCCGAGGAAAAGGAATGGATGTTCGTATATAATTTCATCTTAGAAGAATTGGAGGAGTATAAGCATGCGTGTGAAACAGGGAATATTGTTGAAGTTCTTGATGCTCTATGTGACATCACCTATGTTTCCTTGGGGAACGGAGCTATGTTACATGGTCTTAAGGATAAAGTATGGCCAGCATACCAAGAAGTACAAGCGTCGAATCTTAGCAAAGCTTGTACAAGTGAAGAAGATGCACAAGCTACTGTTGAAGCGCGTTCCAAAGAACAGGGTGAACCATGTCACTATGAAAAGGTTGGGTCATATTATATCGTCTATAGAACACGTGACAAAAAAGTCATGAAAAACATTAAATACTTTAGACCTGATCTAACCCAATTTTTAAAATAAAATAAATAAAAGTTATGTACCAATCTGTTTTTTACAACAGGTTACCAGGAGAAGATCAGTACCATTACTATCTTCGAGACGATAAGAAAGGAATTCATAAATTCCAATATTGGCCTACTTTATATAAACTTGATGATGAGGGAGAATTTGAAACACTATTTGGTGATAGATGTTCTCCCTTTCAAGGAAAATATGATAGAAAGGATCCTAAAATTTATGAAAAAGACATCGATCGTGAATTGGTAATCCTTAGAGATTTATATTATCAATCAGATGATATGCCTTCATATCACAATACAGTTTATCTGGATATTGAGATTGAGATTCTAGGAGCACTTACACCACAAACAATTAGAGAGGCAAATGCTGAGGTTACAGCTATTGCTTTGATTGATGTTTCCACTAAGGAAAAAATATGTTTTATTTTAGATAAAGCAGGTGCAATTGAGGATATGAACCAAGATGGTAAAGTCATTGTATCTTGCCCTGATGAAAATACACTATTACGTAAGTTCTTAAACAAATGGGAACAAATGGATCCTACAATTGTTGCAGGTTACAATAGTGATTTCTTCGATATCCCATATTTGTACTACAGAATACAAAAACGTTTAGGAGATGAAGTATATCGCTTATCCCCAGTAGGTAAAATCACAGAAACATTATCTCAACCAAACAACCCAATCAGAATTGGACTTGTTAACAGTTTGGACTATATGTTGTTGTTGAAAAAATATATCGCTAAGGAAGAACCATCATATAAGTTAGGTGATATTGGTTTGAAATATGCTAAGTTAGGTAAGATTGAGTACAATGGTAATCTAGATACTTTATTTAGAGAGGATCCAATCAAGTTTATTGACTATAACATTCGAGATGTTGAAATCATTGAGGTATTAGAGGAGAAATTAAAATTCATTGAATTGACTATTTTGATTTCCCATTTATGTCATACACCATATGAATCAATCTATTATAATACAGCATTGAATGAGGGAGCGATTTTAACGTATTTAAAACGTAAGAATATTATTGCACCAAACAAGCCAACTACAACGAATCCATCCATTAGAGAGCTTGAACTCGGTGATCACGTTATACATCAACGAGGTACTCCAACAATTGAAGGTACTGTATATAGCTTTGAGAAAGATAACATTGTAGTAAAAACAATGTCCGGAAAGTATATTAACCGTTACCCTAAAACGATTCGTAAAAAGGATAGTTATGCAGGTGGTTATTTACTTGATCCTATACCTGGATTATATTCAGATGTATCCGATCTCGATTTTACCTCACTATATCCTTCAATTATCAAATCATTGAATTTGGGTGTTGAAACATTAGTAGGTAGAATTGTAACAAAAAACAATTACGAGCAATACAATTCACTTGAGCAGTTAAAGAAACTTGATCCCGAGGAAAAACTACACATACAAAAGCTAGTTAAATCTACTTATGCTCTAAAAGATGCTAAAATAGGAGCAGGTGCTTTAATCAAATTGATTGAAGACAATAAATGGACCATTTCAGCCAGTGGAGCATTTTATAGAACGGATCAAAAGAGTATTGCTTGTGAGGTACTAGAGGATTGGTTTGATAAACGAGAGCACTATAGAGCACTTAAGAAAACAGCAGGTAAATCAGAGGATTGGGTAAACTACAAATTATATGACTTGTACCAAATGGCATTCAAGATCCTTCAAAACGCATTATATGGTACATATGCAATTAATTCATGGCGTTTCACAGATGGATTTAAAATATGTTCTGCTGCAATTACAAATAGTGGACAACGTTTAACCAAAGAATCTATTGCATTTGTAAACGATTATATTTCAGAGCAATTAGATATTGATCCTAGAACATTTGTGATCGCCTCTGATACCGATTCACTTTATATGGAGTTAACTGACTTGTTAAAGCACAGAAATCCAGATTTGAAGTACGATGATCGTGAAGAGAAAATACAACGATTGCTTGTTTTGACTGAGGAGCTACAACAGGTAGCAAACGATAATCTGAACAATATATCGCAGGATCTGTTTAATATGACCAAAGCACACCACTTTGTGCTCAAACAAGAGGTAATCGCTGAAAAAGCATATTGGTCTGGGAAACGCCGTTACGCAATGTATATTGTAAACAAAGAGGGTGTTGAAATTGAGGAGCTAGAGATGAAGGGATTAGATATTATGAAATCGAATTTCCCACCTCTATTTAGAAACTTTGGAGAAAACCTAATCAAAAATATTCTATTTGGTAAACCAAAAACCGAAATAGATAAAGACGTAATGGAATTCAAACAAATGGTAGGTGAAATTGAGTGGATTAAGCTATTGAAACCAACTGGATTGAAGAAAATGGGTGAATATATTGAGCGTAGACCTATGGCTGGTGAATTATTTACCAAATTGAAATTGAAATGTCCGGTAAATACCAAAGCAGCTATTAGATATAATGATTTCTTGCGTTACAAGAAACTTAATGTAAAATACCCTGAGTTTACAATTGGAGACAAAATGTACATTGCTAACTTAAAACCAAATCCATACCAAATTGATGCTATAGGATACAACGGATATAATGACCCAGATGATATTACTGAATTGATCAACAAGTATATTGACAGAGATGGTTTGTTTGATAGTGTAATGCGAAACAAATTAGAAACAGTATACAATGATATTGGATGGGAGCTTTCCCTCAACCCATATCGTGCAAAGTTCTTTAACTTCTCATAAAATGTATTTATAATTTTAAATTAAAAACCCACCTTCTACATATTTATAATAAAATAACATATGATAGGAATATACAAAATAACTAACCCTAAAGGTAAAATATATATTGGTCAATCTATTAACATTAATAAAAGGAAATCTGCATATAAATGTATAGATAAAAGAATAATGGGTCCTAAAATATATAATTCAATTCAAAAATATGGGTGGGAAAATCATGTATTTGAAATTATAGAAGAATGTTTAATCGATGAATTATTTGAAAGAGAAAGCTATTGGAAAACAACCATACTAGAATCCCAGGAAGGAGAATGGAATAAAGTTCTATTTTGTAACCTATATGATATAGGATCATTTGGTCCCCTTTCAGATCATGTAAAAAATAAAATCAGAGGACAAAAAAGAACAGAAGAAACTAAACAAAAAATGAGAGAATCTAAATTAGGTAAACCTAGTAATTTTCAAAATCACACTCACTCTGTTCTTACTAAACAAAAAATGAGAGAATCTAAATTAGGTAAACCATCAAACAATAAAAAGAGAAAAATATCTCAATACGATTTAAATGGTGATTTTCTTAAAACATGGGATTCCCTAAAGGAAATATCTCTCACATTAAATTTAAGCCCTAATAGTATAAATAGATGTTGTCAAGAAAAACAAAAAAAAGCATTTAATTATATTTGGAAATATAAAGAATAAATGGTATTATAATATGTATAACAAATAAAATAAAACAAAATGGATAACTTTGATTTAAAACAATATTTAGCTGAAAATAAGTTAAATGAAGGAGCCATGATGGATGAATATCCATTTCACGACGAACTGGCTCAAAAATTAGGATGGAACGATTTTTCTCAAATGAAAATGAATGAAGATGAAATCCCGGATTATGCCAAAGAATTATTTGACATGGTTTGTGAACTTTCAGGTAAAAACCCTGCTTGGAATAACTAAAACAACAATCCCTAATTAGAAAAGCTTGTCTACCGACAGGCTTTTTCTTATCTTTAAAACATGGTAAATAAATTAGTTCTACAATCAGTTATAAACAAATACTACTTGGGCGAAAACGAGTCCGTTAAGTGGAAAATCAACAACAAAACCCTTACAATTGACTTTATGTCAATTTCAAAGGAGGTAATAGGTAAGATCACTCACAACAATATTGATATTGAGGATAGTGAATTAGCCATTTTCGATACCAAAAAACTATTAAACCTGTTAGGTATTACACAGGGTGACTTAATGTTTGAGTTAGAGAAAGGCAGATCGGTCTATACCAAAATGAAATTTGCAGATGCATCTTTTAACTTAACATATGCTTTAGCTGATCCTTTATTGATTGGTAAAGTAGGTGCTGTAAGTGAACCTGAATGGGATGCTGTACTTGCACTTGAGAAAGAACATGTCGACAATTTAGTTAAAGCAAAATCTGCTTTAGCAGGAGTTGGTTTGTTAACAGTTTCTGTTGACAAAGACTTGAACGATGATAATATGTGTGTATTCACATTCGGAGATGAGCAAGGCCACAACAACAAGATTACCTACCAAATGTATGGTAAAATCAAGCAAGAAAAATATGAAATCCCATTCAATTCAGATATATTCAAAAACATACTTCAAGCAAATAAAGATTTAGATGAAGGTTTTATATTTTTGAGTTACCAAGGCCTAATGAAACTTGAATTCAAATCAGAGGACACTACATGCGAATATTATATGGTGAGAAAGGAGGAATCTGCGTTCTAAAATATTGGTAGAAGGGAAGAAAGATCAATATGTATAATAAAACATATTTATGAAAAAGATTTATTTAACCCCTGAAGATAAAAAACAAGCAAAAAAAGAATGGGATAAAAAATATTACGAAAAAAACAAACTAAAACGTAAGGAAAAGGATTCCCAATACTATAAAGAAAATAGAGAAGAAATTTTAGAGAAAAAGCAAAAAGATTCTTCAAGAAAAGAGTATGCTAAAACGTATTACCAAAACAATAAAGAACAAAGATTAGAATATACTAAAGTATATAAATCTAAACCTGAAAGTAAAGAGAGACAATGTTATTTAAAAAAGGTTAAAAAACAAAAAGATATAAACTTTAGACTACATGAAAATTTAAGAAGTAGATTATCGAATGCTTTAAAAGGAAGAATTAAAAATACTACTATTGAAGAATTAGGTTGCTCTATTGAAGAATTTAGATTACATTTAGAAAAACAATTTGACGAAAACATGAATTGGGGAAATTATGGAACATATTGGGAAATAGACCATATTCACCCATTAAGTAAAGAAGGAAGCTTCCACTACACCAATACCCAACCCATGCATTTTTCAGAAAATAGAAGCAAAGGCAATAGAGTTTAACATATGTATAATAAATAAAATAAATGACACAAGAACAATTACGTATGCAAATGTTGGCTGGTATCATTACTGAAAGTCAATATAAAGAAAAATTAGAAGAATCTTCTTTTATAACCCAATTACTTCGCAAATTAGGATGGGCTGGAGAAGATTTAACTCCTAAAGAATTAGCAGCTAAAATTAAAGAACTACCAGATGATACTTTAATCGCTTGGTCAAAAGACAAAAATGGAATCCCAAATACACCTCTTGCTTTCCAACAAAAATTAGTTAAAATTGAGATGGATAAAAGAGGATTATCAACCAATTAATAAAACAACAAATCTTCTACAAAAAAGCTTGCCTACCCGCAGGCTTTTTCGTATATTACAGTTATAATTTAAATTTAGTTATGGAAGAAACCAAAAGACGCGGTCGTCCCGCTAGAGACGAGAATGATACACAATCTAATCTATGTACAATTAAGGATCCATTAATGGAGCCATTTTATATTGTAAAAGATGCCACAAACTTTACCGTAATGACAAAATCCATATCTGAAAGAGGATTTGCAGGTAAAAAATCAACTGGTAAAGAAACCGAAAAAGCATTAGGTTTTTATACCTCATTCAAAAACGCATTAAACCGCGTAGCCAAAGAAAAATTTTATGAAAACCAAGCGGAATATGATTCGATTCAAGAATATATTACAACTTGGAATACCGTTAAAGACGGATTAGAAACAATGTTAAACAAAGTAGAGTTATGAAAAAATTAGAAGCATTATTTGATGCGGTGATTGTAAAACCGATTGAGCTAGAAGAAACACAGTATGGTTCTATCTTTATTCCAGATGCAGGTAAAGACAGAAACGAACAAGGAGAGGTAGTAGCAGTAGGACCTGGTAAATATACAGTTACAGGTACATTTTTACCATGTGAGGTAAAAGTAGGAGATGTCGTAGTATTACCAACTATGGGATTCACTAAATTACAATTCCAGGGGGATGATTATTTTATTGGCCCAGAAAACCAAATTTTAGCACGTATAAACAAAGAAGATAATGAGTAAGAGAATTGAATTTGGAGCAGATGCTCGAAAAAAATTAGTTAAAGGTATTGATACTTTAGCGGATGCTGTAGTAGCAACTTTAGGTCCAAACGGACGTAATGTTGTTTATGTAGAGAATGGAATGGTTGTTTCAACAAAAGATGGTGTATCTGTAGCAAAACAGATTGCTTCATTGGAAGATCCAATTGAGGATTTAGGTGCTCAAATGGTTAAACAAGCAGCTATCAAAACAGCTGACCATGCTGGAGATGGTACAACAACATCAACTTTATTAGCTCGTGAGTTAGTTAAAGGTGGTTTAGTTAAATTGAATGAAGGAGCAAATGCAGTTGAAATCAAACGTGGTATTGATGCAGGTGTAAAAGAAGTATTAGCAACATTGAAAGCTAATTCAGAGAAAATTTCATCTGAAGAACAATTAGAGCAAATTGCTACCATTTCAGCAAACAATGATCCAGAGGTAGGTAAATTAATCTCTCGTGCTATGGAAAAAGTAGGACGTGAAGGTGTAGTTTATATTGAGGAATCTAAAACAGACGAAACATATTTGGAAGTTGTAGAAGGTATTCAATTTGATCGTGGTTACAAATCTCCATATTTTGTTACCAACAATAATACAATGACAGCAGTCTTAAACGATTGTTATATCTTGATGGCAGACCACCGTTTCAATGCAGTTAAAGAATTGGTTCATATTTTGGAAGGTGTAGCTCAAAGCGGAAAATCCTTATTGATCATTTCAGAAGATATTGAGGGTGAAGCATTAGCGGCACTTATTGTAAACAAAATGCGTGGTACATTAAAAGTAGCTGCTGTTAAAGCACCTGATTTTGGTGAGCGTAGAAAATTGATCCTTGAAGATATTGCTATCTTAACTGGTGGTAAAGTATTTGACAAGGAAAAAGGAATGAAATTGGATAAATTTGATTTCGCTTGGTTAGGTAAAGCTCAAACAGTAACAGTTACTAAAGAAAAAACTACAATCGTTGATGGTGGTGGTGAAGAAGAAGCAATTACAGCAAGAGCAGAAGAATTGACAGCACAAATCGAGAAAGCTACTACACCGTTTGAGGCAGAAAAATTACAAGAACGTTTATCTAAATTTGTAGGTGGTGTTGCTTTAGTTCACGTAGGTGGAAGTACTGAAACTGAAATGAAAGAGAAAAAAGATCGTGTAGACGATGCTTTACATGCTACACAATGTGCCTTAGAAGATGGTATTGTACCAGGTGGAGGTTCAGCTTTATTATATGCTCGTGAAGGTATTACTCATTCAAAAGACGTTTCAGATGACTTTAACTACGGTAAAACATTAGTTTACAGAGCATGTGGTAAACCATTTGAGACAATCTTGAAAAATGCAGGATACGATGAGCGTGATATGTACCCAATCAACATGAACATCGGTAAAGAAGATGGAGTATGGAGTGGTTACAATATCAAAACAGAAACTATCGTAAACATGAAAGAAGCAGGTATTATCGATCCACATAAAGTAACTAAAAATGCTCTTATGAATGCAGCTTCAATTGCAGGAACAATCCTATTAACAGAATGTACTATTGTTGATGCTCCAGAAGACAAAAAAGAAGGTGGATTTGATCCTTCTATGATGGCTGGAATGATGTAATATGGAACAAGTAGAATTCAATGAATTGATCGCTAATAGACAAGCACCTGGTGATAACTGGGTGCTTGTTGGTGATGAATCAAAAACAGTATATTCTTCTCTTACTAGTGTTTTAGAGGCTTGGTTTGATAAAAACCAAGAGAAAGCAGAGTTCCGTTTAGCTCCTTTAGACAGTAAGGTATATGTTATTCGAACTGAAAACAAATCCCCTGAACCACCTAAGCGATACAACATCTACGGAGACTACTAATATGTATAATAAAGTACTTTAAATGAAATTAACAGATATATTACGCGAAATCGAAGGTGATGAAGATGGTATGAAACAAATGAAGGTTAATTATGACCTTGCTGTTCAACCAACGGATTTAAACGCGGCACTTGATGCTATGAATGATACCGCTAACTACGGTATTTACGCACAGAATATGCGTGATCCTAAAGCAATTGTAAAAGCATTCGGACCTTCAATTCCTGCACAAAAAGCAGGAGCTGCTTGGAAAGATTGGGATTCTCGTTCGGAAGACGAAAAAGCATTTAAGATAATTGATATCAAAAATAGAGTACCTGAAGCATGGGCTGCAACTGAAAAAGAAGCAGAAGCAGGCTATGAAAAATGGCAAGCTGAAGGAAACGATGGTAGTTTAAACGACTATTTATTTACACTTCCAGGTAAATCACTTCCAAAAAGTTTAGTTGGTACATACGGTAAAAATTACTATCCAATGAAAACACCAGATAATTTGAAAAAATATGCTGGTAAATTGGAACAAGATGTTCACTATGTAGTAAAAGATGGAAAAATCGTTTTCCCTTCAACACTAGAAAATCCATACAAAACAAAACCATATTTGTCTAAAGTATTGAAAACAATTATGGACAATGCAAAAGTAGAATATACTTTAGTAGACATTGAACAAGATGGAGGTGAGGCACCAAAAACAAAGGAAAAACCAAAAGCTGAAGCTGTTCCACCATTATCTGTAACTGCAGATAGTATGGATAAAATAGACAAAATTCGTAAAACATTCCAAAAAGAAATTGGAGATGTACCTACAGCAAAATACGAAACTGAAGCTATTGAAACAGAAGGAGGAAGACAATACAAATTGGTTGTAACAGGTATTTCAAAAGACCAAAGACAAAAACTTTTAGTGAAAAAAGCTACATTGAAAGAAGAAATGGATTTTGATTTCGATCTATACAGAATGCAAAAACTAGCAGGATTATAATGAAACACTCTCAACTTAAACAACTCATTAAAGAGGAAATCCAAAAAATTCTAAGTGAAACTTATCAAAGTAACATTGATATGTACAAAGAGGAATTTAAAAAACGTGGATTTAAAATGATCGATGAAGAATATTTCAATGGTGGACATGACGATATATGGTATAAAGAATTTCCTTTAGGTAGATTCTGTGTATCAATAACAACTTGGGATTTAACTGCATATAATAGAATTCCTAAACATGACCGATACCAATATCATATATTTTTTGAACCAACACCAAAATTCGAAAAGAAATTATTTGGTTTGTTAAAAAGTAAAAAACATCAATATGGTAAAATGATTGATTTTGAAGAAGGAACTATTGACTTTGGAGAAGGATTATTTAAAATAGAGGACAAAGATTTTATACCTGGTTTTTTCAATAAAATAGATCAAATGGAAAAATTAGCTTCTAAAATTACAGATGTTGAGTATTTATCCCATGAAGACAGTACCAATTTTTCCCGCCCTGCATTCCCAGATGTAGATAGATAAAATAATTAAAAGAGCTTGCCTAGTGCAAGCTTTTTTTGTATAATACGGTTATGAAAGAAAATACGTTATATGTAGAACGTTTTCGCCCTACTGAACTACAATACTATGTAGGTAATGAAAACGTCAAAGAAACAATCCAAAAATACCTTGATCAAGGTGATATTCAAAATTTTATCTTTTACGGTCCTGCCGGAACAGGTAAAACAACCCTAGCTAAGATTATCGTTAAAAATCTAGATTGTGATTATCTTTATATAAACGCATCTGATGAAAACGGAATCGATACTATTCGAGAGAAGGTAAAAGGATTCGCTAGTGCTGCATCTTGGAAAGGTATCAAAGTAGTAATCCTAGATGAAGCCGATTTCATCACCATTCAGGGACAAGCAGCTTTACGAAACGTAATCGAGACATTCTCTCGCTCAACACGTTTTATCTTAACTTGTAATTTTGTAGAGCGAATTATTGACCCACTCCAATCACGTTGCCAGGTACTTAAAATTGTACCACCAACAAAAATGGATGTGTACAACCATTTAACTTGGATATTAGCTGATCAATTAGAATTGTCTTACACACCAGAGGATATCAAGTCATTGATTTTAAAATACTATCCCGATATGCGTAAAATGTTAAACGTTTTACAAATGTCTGTAAAGGATGATGCTGTTGTACTTGATGAAACAGTTTTGACATCAAATAGCTATATCAAAGATGTATTGAAAGAGTTAGCAGGTAATAAAAAATGGCTTACCATTAGACAAATTATAGCAGATTCAAACGTTAAGGATTTTGAGGAACTATATCGTTCACTATTTGAATACAGTCCAAAATATGCTCCTGGTAAGGAAGGATCTGTAGCAATTATTTTAAACGAGCATTTGTATCAAGCAAATTTCCGAATAGATAAAGAAATTAATGTGATGAGTGCAATTGCTAAAATTATTGACGCAATATGAAACATTTCCTAAAATACAGTCTTTCGTGGGTATCTCAAAACCTAGCCGTACCTTTCTGGACAATAGGACATATCCATTTAATGACATCAGTTTACGCTGATATACAAGAGATAATAATGTCGTTCGGAATGAACATAATAGTGGCGGCAGGATTTATCCATGATTTTATAGAATATAAAAACGAAAAAACAAACAAATAAATAAGTTATATGCAACAACAACCACAATTGAACATTGATTTCAAAAACACAACCTCTATTGAAGGACATGATGGGGGTAAATTATTCGGACAAGCAGTTATTATCCGTAAAATTTCTAAATTCTTAATCGGAGCAGATGAAGACTCATTAATCCCTATCCCAGTATTCTATGACTTGGATTCGAAAAAAATCTTAGCTGATTCTCTACCTTTAGATATTCGTGAAGAATATAAAGATATTACTTTAGATGTCTAAGAAACAGATAAAAGATATATGGGGGTGGTTAAATGAAATCACCCTCTATAAAACACCCATCGAAAATATTTCGGAAGATTCGTGGGACAAATGGAACTCTTACATGATACATCGATATGTATCTATGAATATAGCTTATGTTGAATTGGCAAATTATGTTCAAACTCTACCTTACGATAACAAACAACAAACATATCAAATTTATAGAGAGATGATTCCGAAAACAAAAGTATTCTTGAAGTATATCAAATCAAGAAACAAAAAACAACCTGCAACGTTGGTAGAGTACGTAGCGAAATATTTTGAATGCGGTTTAGGTGAAGCCGAAGAATATATTGACATCCTAAGAGTATACGGTTTACGAGATATTCTTTGGAAAATGGGTGTTGATGAGAAAGAAACAGAAAAGCTATTAAAAAAATGACAAGAAACGCAGACGTGGGAAGACATAAATTTGAATCCCTTAACTCCAGAACAATTAAAAAAACAGACTCTATTGTAGACTCTATTATAGACCAATTTGTTGAAAGAGCAGCTTTTGGAAAAGCAAAATACAATACAGATCTAGATCGTGAAGATTTATCTATTTTGGAATGGATTGAACATGCCAAACAAGAGCATATGGATGCTATATTGTATTTGGAAAAATTGAAAAAAACCGTAGAAACAAAAGGTTTATAATATTTATAATAAAATACTTAAAATGACAAACGAGAAATTACGCTTTCAAATGCTAGCAGGTGTAATCACTGAAAGTGAATATGCAGCTGTTATCAATAAAGAAATTGAAGATGAAGATAAAGCATCTTTAAACGAATCAATGATCGGAGGAATCGTTGGAATTGGTTCAATCAACCAAATCCCTTCTACACCAAAAACAGATTATGAAATGGCATTTGATCATTTCTTAGGTTCAAAATATCTTAATGAAGATGAAACTTCAGATATGGAAGATGAAGTAGAAGCTGAAATTTCAATGAATGAAGAGGATGACCAAAATGATAGTGAATCTTCTGAAATTACTGGGGTTACGAATGATTATATGAAATTGATTAAAACAATATCAGACCTAATAATTAAACAAAAAACTGCAGACTTTCCTGATAAAATGAAGTTACACAAGCAAATTAATGCTTATGGTAATCAAAAAGTAGCCTTAGAAGATAAATTAATCGATACTTTAGCAGGATTAAACCAGAATGCAGGTTTAGAGGGTAATAATGAAACTATCAAATCATTGTTAACACAACGAAGTTATAATAACGAAGGTAAAGAAGTAGAAGAACCAAACAACTACTAAGATGGATAACCCAAGAGATATAATTAAATTAGATGTTCCATTGTTTATTCGTTTACTCGAATATGCTAGAGAAGATGCTCAAACAGATATGGATTTACATGATGTAGCAGAAAACATTATTACCTTATCAGTAGCAGATAAAGTATTAACAATGGATGATTATAGTCATATCATTGGACCTCAAGAAAACATTGATGAAATGAGAATCTGGCAAGTAAGAGCTGGTATCATCAAATAATATTTAGGACCGTTACAAAACTGTAACGGCGAAGCCTCCAACGTCGCTATCGTGGAGGTTTCTTTTTTCCTTGGAAATTTAAAAAAAGTTTTGTAAATTTAGTTAATGAAAAAGAAGTTACCTTCCCTGATAAAAGAGATAAAAAGTAAACAATTACCCAAAATTGATTTTACATCTCAAAAACTTGTGTCATATTCACAGTTATCTATGTTCAATGAGTGCCCTAAAAAATGGTCATTACAATATAGAGAAGGACATAAACAATTTACCTCATCTATTCATACTGTTTTTGGAACCGCATTACACGAGGTAGTTCAAGCATATTTAACTACACTATATGAGAAAAGTGGAGCCGAAGCAGATCGCTTAAACACTTCAGAAATGCTCCAAGATGCATTACGTGAGGAATATAAAAAACAATACAAAGCAAACAATAACAAACATTTCCTAACTCCAGATGAGTTAAGGGATTTTTATGATGATGGAGTATCTATCATTAGGGAGTTGGCTAAAGATAGGGGTAAGTACTTTTCTAAACGCGGTTGGCATTTAGTGGGAGTTGAGTTACCCCTATCTTTACACCCTCACCCTAAATTATATAATGTATTGTTTCAAGGTTATCTTGATGTAGTAATGTATCATGAACCAACCAATACAATCAAGATTATAGATATTAAAACTAGCAAATCAGGTTGGGGTAAAAGAGAAAAATCAGATGAACAAAAACAATTCCAACTTGTTCTCTATAAAAAATATTTCTCTGAAATATATAATCACCCAATAGAGAATATAGACATAGAATTTCTAATTGTGAAACGTAAACTATATGAAAACGAGGACTTTGTAATCAAACGTGTACAATTATACAAACCAGCATCTGGTAAAGTGAAATTGAATAAAGTATCTAAATCAATTGAAGAGTTTGTAGAAAAAGCATTTGATCGAAATGGTTTCAAAGACTTTGACCACCAACCTACACCAAGTGATAAGTGTAAATGGTGCCCTTTTCACAAAACCCACCTATGTTCTGCGACTTTTTAAGATCTCCATATATTTATATATAACATTAATTTAAAAAATATGAGTGAAAAAAATCAACAATTAACATCTGTCAAATTAGACAAAGATCTATTTGAGCAGTTTAAAGTGGAATGCATAAAACGTAAATTTAGCTTCCAAAAATTATCTGAACGCGCAGTTCACCTTTATTTAACAAACGAAGACTTTAGAAAACAAGTCCATAACCACAGTGACTTAAGTTTGGAAACCGAAGATTAATTTCTTACATTTAATAAAAACAAAATAGTTATATGAATTCAAGTTTTAAACAACTCCCTCCAAACGAGCGGAAAAAAATCATGCTGATTTGTGATGACATTAGAGTACACTCAGGTGTAGCTACAGTAGCACGTGAATTAGTTTTAAATACAGCCCAACATTTCAATTGGGTAAACATTGCCGGAGCAATAAATCACCCAGAAAAAGGTAAACGCTTTGATTTAAGTGGAGATACAAACAATAATACAGGTTTAACAGATACTTCTGTATTTTTATACCCAGTGGATGGATATGGTGATGCTGATTTAATCAGACAATTGATTAAAATCGAGAAGCCGGATGCAATCATGTTGATTACAGATCCAAGATATTTTGAGTGGTTATTCATGATTGAAAACGAGATCAGAAAAACAATGCCCATCATTTATTTGAATATTTGGGATGATTATCCTGCTCCATTATACAATAAAGCATTTTATGAATCATGTGATGCATTATTAGCTATCTCTAAACAAACCCAATTGATTAACGAATTGGTATTGGATGAGAAACGAGGTAAAAAAGTAATTGAATATGTTCCTCATGGTTTAAATCATGAAATGTATTATCCAATTGAGAAAGAAGATGAGTTAAAAGAACTTGAACAAGTAAAATCTCAAATGTTTGGAGGTAAAGAAAAAGACTTCGTTGTATTCTTTAATTCAAGAAACATCAGACGTAAACAAATTCCTGACACAATGCTTGCTTTCAAATTATTTTTGGATACATTACCAAAAGAAAAAGCAGCTAAATGTGCTATGCTTATGCATACCGAGATAGTGAGTGATCATGGAACAGATTTAGATGCGGTACGTAAAATTTTATTTAATGATTACCCTGAAGCAATTTATTTCTCTCAAAACAAATTGGATACTAAACAATTAAATCAATTATACAACATTGCCGATGCTCAAATCTTATTGACATCAAACGAAGGTTGGGGTCTATCATTGACAGAAGCCATTTTAGCTGGAACTGTTATTATTGCTAACGTAACAGGTGGTATGCAAGATCAAATGGGATTTGAAGATGAATTTGGAAATTGGTATACACCAACACCAGAAATCCCTTCAAACCATACAGGAAAATATAAAAATCATGGTTGTTGGGCATTCCCAGTATTTCCAACTAACCGATCAATTCAAGGTTCACCTAAAACACCATATATTTGGGATGATAGATGTAACGCAGAAGATGCAGCTGTTCAAATTGGTAAAGTATATGCTTTAGATAGAACAGAACGTAAAGAATTAGGTAAAACAGGTAGACATTGGGCTATCAATGATGTAGGATTTACGGGTGAAGATATGGGAGCTAAAGCAATTATGGCGATAGATCAATTATTTAACACGTGGGCTCCGCGAGAGAAATATGAATTAATCAACGTTAATGACGTTAAAGAACCTACAATTAATCACAAATTTGTATATTAAGTTATGAGTAAACCAGTATTTGTAATAAGTTGCCCCATTGATACCTATTCAGGTTATGGAGCACGTTCTCGCGATATCGTTAAAGCGATTATTGAATTAGATAAATATGATGTAAAAGTTTTACCTCAACGATGGGGAAGTACTCCAATGAGTTTTATTGAAAATAATCCTGAATGGGAATTTTTAATGAATCATTTATTAGTTTCCCCTCAATTACCATCACAACCCGAAATTTGGATGCAAATTACAGTTCCAAATGAATTCCAACCAGTAGGAAAATTCAATATTGGATGTACCGCAGGAATTGAAACAACAATTGCACCTGCGGAATGGATTGAAGGTTGTAATCGAATGAATTTAATTTTAGGTTCATCTGAACATACTATTAAAATACTTAAAGAAAGTAAATTTGAGAAACGTGATCAACAATCCAATCAAGTAGTAGGATATGTTGAATGGAAAGGTGATAGTGAGGTAATATTTGAAGGTGCTAACACAGAGGTATATAAACCTATTAAGTCAACATTTGATTTATCTAATATAAAAGAAGATTTTGCTTATTTGTTTGTAGGTCATTGGATGCAAGGGCATTTAGGTGAGGATAGAAAAAATGTAGGTTTGTTAGTAAAAGCGTTTTATGAAACATTTAAAAACAAATCAAAGAAACCTGCACTTATCTTAAAAACTTCAACCGTAGGTTCTTCTTACATGGATAGAGATGAATTGATTAAACGTATTAGAACAATCAAAGATACAGTTAAATCAACTAATCTACCAAATATATATTTGTTACATGGTGAATTTACTGATAATGAGATGAATGAAATTTATAATCATTCAAAAGTTAAAGCAATGGTTAATTTAACCAAAGGAGAAGGATTTGGTCGACCATTACTTGAGTTCTCATTAACAAATAAACCAATCATTACTACAAATTGGAGTGGACATACAGATTACCTAAACCCAGAATTCACTACACTTTTACCAGGTACAATGAATAAAGTACACCCGTCCGCAGCAAATAATATGTTGTTAGCGGAAGCGGAATGGTTTAATGTTGATTATGGACAAGCTGGTTATCATTTGAAAGATGTATTTGAGAACTATAAAGGATATGCTGAGAATGCTAAACGACAAGGTTTCCAAAGTAGAACAAAATTCTCATTCGATGCTATGAAAAATAAATTAGATGAGGTATTTACAAACAGAATCCCTGAATTTCCAAAACAGGTACAATTACAGTTACCTAAGTTGAAAAAAATTGAATTACCTAAACTTAAAAAAATAGATTAATGCAACACGAAGAAATTATAAATTGCCCTAAATCTGGAGGTGACTTGTGCTATAAAGTACAAGTTGCCCCTGAAATTTACAATTACATGAGTATATCTTGTGGATTTTGGACAAATTCATTCATGACTGAAGATCATGAATTTTATATGCAACAAATGGAAACATTACCTGAGTTGTATAAAGATTTAGCTTGGAAAGATCCTGAAACTGGATTGATTTGGTTACCAAATACAATCAATAACCAAGAACAAGGTATGGTATTTGCAAATGGTACAGATGCTTCAAATTGGAGATGGGCTGCGGTAAGAGCAATCGAAATCCCTAAAAAAGACCAGAAAAAACACCCAATTCCAGGTAAACCAGGTGAATTCATGAAATATAGAATGGATATGAAAAATATGAAAACGTTTGAAGAGCGTGATTATATGGATGCTCTTTCATATATTGGAGTATTACCTGAATAAGATATATGAAAATAAGTTATGCCATCACAGTCTGTAATGAATTTAAAGAAATTCAACGTTTAGTGCACTTTTTGCTTCAACACAAACGTATACAAGACAATATTGTGATCCTATATGATGAAGCAAATGGTGACCATGAAATCGAAGCCTTCCTACGCTCGCACTCAACAAATGGAGAATTTGCGTGGCATAAAGGAAAATTCGAGAAACATTTCGCAGACTGGAAAAATAAACTATCCAGTCTGTGTAATGGCGATTACATCTTTCAAATCGATGCTGATGAAATCCCTAATGAAAACTTAATAATAGTGCTTCCTGAAATTTTAGAGGAAAATCCTGAAGTTGAGGTGTATCTAGTTCCTAGAGTAAACACAGTTGAGGGTTTAACTCCTGAACATATTGCAAAATGGGGATGGAGAGTAAACGATGAAGGATGGGTTAATTGGCCTGATATGCAATGGCGTATTTGGAAAAATAAACCGGAAATTAAATGGGTAAACAAAGTACATGAGCGTTTAGATGGTTTCAAACACTATACAGCTATGCCTGATGTAGAATATTTTGCTCTATACCACCCAAAATCAATTGAGAAACAAGAAAAACAAAACAGTTATTATGATACACTCTAGTCCACTAACGTTTTGCATTTCTACTTGGAATAATCTTCCATATCTTAAATTAGCAGTTGAATCTGTTAGAAAAAACAGTTATTTTAAAGATGCTCCATTTATAATACATGCTGAAAATTGTACTGATGGTACTAATGAGTGGTTATCTGAAAACAAAGACAAATATAATCTAACTCTACTCATTGAACCTGAAAACACCCAGGTTAGAGGTATTGGTGGTGGAATGAATATATGTGCTGATCACGTTGAAACAGAATATATAATGTTCCTCCATTCAGATTTTTATGTAACTAAGAATTGGGATAAATCTCTACTTGACATATATAAAAAATATCCTGAAGAAAAGTTATGGATAAACCCACATCGTGTAGAACCAAATATGTTTAATAACCCATCACATAGACTAGGAACAATTATAGTTCCCTTAGATGCGTTTGGGGCGTATTTTCATGATTTTGATTCTGATTATTTTGATAATTGGGCTGAAGATTTTATTAAAATGAATAAAGATATTGAAATCCCAAAAGGTGAAGGTGTATCTGGTTTAATAAGAAAATCGGTTTGGGATGAAGTAGGAGGTAATGATCCTCGTTTTGCTCCAACTAGTTGGGATGATATGGATTTATTTTTACGAATGCTCCAACATAAAGTAAGATTTATTCTTTCTACCTCTTCTTTAGTATGGCATTTTGGAGCTAGAGGTAGTCATAGATTAGAAGAAAATAATGGGAAATCCTCAGAACGCCAAAGAAAAGCAGAAACTGAAAATATTAAAAAATGGTTGGAAAAATGGGGAGATATGCCTATATTTGATGAGTATGGAATGATAAAAATGTACCAATGAAAAATATACCAATAGTAATTTTAAATAGAGATAGATTATATCCATTAATGGATCAAGTGAATGCATTAAAACAAAGAGGATATAATAATATAACAATTATAGATAATCAATCAACATACGAACCATTATTAGAATGGTACAAAACATCTGATATTGATGTATTTTATAATAATTTAACAGAAAATTCTTGTCATGCTTTTCGTGATTTAGTTTTAATGAATCACCCAAAGTTTGTAGAGATTGTATCAAATTGGTACATATTTAACGATAGTGATATAATCCCATCTGAAGGGGTTCCTGATGATTTTGCAGAGCATTTAATTGGATATGCAAAGAAATACAATAAATCTAAAGTGGGTATGTCAATTGAAATTAATGATATTGATCGTAGTTACCCACTAAATGAATGGGTATATAGTTACGAATCAACATATTGGACTAATGCTATTGTGGATGGAGATGTTGAATTATACCCCCATCCATTAGATACTACATTTTCAGTTCATTCCCCAGGAACTATCCCAACGTGGAGTAATGATACTTTAAGAGTTGGATACCCATATGTTGTTAAACATGCACCTTTCTATTACAATCCAGAGGCATTACCTGAGGATGAAAAATATTATATAGAACATATGAATAAACAAAGTAGTAATTGGTCAAGTAAAGTAGAAGTAAAATGAAAACAGTAGTGTTATTTGGAGCTGGTGGTGGCTTAGGAAGTCAACTTCTCCCTAAACTTAAAGAAAAATACAACGTATTAGAATTAAGATCAAAAGATGTTGATGTAACAGATTTTAATCAAGTAAATCAATTTTTTAAATCAAATAAAGTTGATATCGTTGTTAATCTAAGTGGTTACAACTATGATTCTTTCTTACATAAGTATTCTCAAAATAACTATAACGAAATTAATAAACAGATTGATATCAATGTAAAAGGAACCATCAATATTTTAGCTTCTTGTCTCCCATATATGAGAGAACAAAAATATGGAAGAATTATCCTAGTATCCTCTGTATTAGCAGACCACCCAGTAATTAGTACAGGAATATATGCTGGTTGTAAAGGGTTTGTAGATAGTTTAACAAAAACTACTGCACTTGAGAACGCTGGAAAGAACATTAACTGTAATAGTCTTCAATTAGGGTATTTTGATGGTGGTTTAACTTATAAAATTCCTGAAGAGTTTAGAGATAATATCAAAAACAGTATACCCTCAAAACGATGGGGGACTATTGAAGAACTCTATCACACTATTGAATATCTGATTGAAGTAGGGTATGTTACAGGTCAAAATCTAAATATAAGTGGAGGTATTATATGAAAATAAAAAATATTGAAGCGGGTGAGTTAATTATTGGAAATAACGTTAAGTTTGGAAAAGATATTAACATAAAAGTTCGTGGTCGTTTAGAAATTGGTGATAATAGTATTATAGGTGATAGATTTACTGTTAATGCCGAAAACGTTACCTTAGGAGAATATTTTTATAATGGTCCTACAGATAGTAGAGGTATGATTATTGGTGGAGGTAGCTCAAATTTTCCATATGCTAACCTAAATATAGGATCAGGAATGGTATGTCATACAGGACATATTAATTTAGCTGCTCCTGTAACGATAGGAAATGATGTGGGGTTATCTCATGATGTTGATTTAATTACTCATGGGTTTTGGTATAATGTGTTAGAAGGATATCCTAGAGTATTTAAAGAAATTAAAATTGGAAACAATGTTATTGTAGGATGGAAAACAGTTATTATGGCTGGAGTTGAAATATGTGATGATGTTGTAATTGGGTCACATTCAACAGTAACTAAATCATTAATTATACCAAAAGGTATTTATGCTGGATCTCCTGCTAAATTAATTAAAAGTATAGTAGAACCTTCTTTAGAAGAAAAAAATGAGATGTTAGATGGATTAGTTAGAGATTTTAAAGATTTAATGTCTTATTATGATATCCCTGAATTCCATATTAGTCATAATTATCCAACACTTAATATTAATAAGTTGGAAATTAACTTGATTGATTTTTCATATAAAGGAGAACATGATATAATCACAGATGCATTTAGAGATTTTGCTAGAAGATATGGGATTAGAGTATATGCCCCACAAGGATATAAATTTAATTTAAATCGCAAATGAAATTCTTAAACTTTAATAGAGTATTATGCTTAAGTCCTCACCCTGATGATACTGAATATAGTATTGCTGGGGTAGTATTGAAACATCAAGATACTCATTTTGATATTTTATGTTTAACTCAAGGGGGGGATTGTGATACTACAACTGGAACTGATAGAATTCAAGAAGTAATAAATTCTTGGGAATCAACTCCTGCATCCAATTATTCTTTACATTTTAGTGGTGTAAAATTTCTTAAAGAGTTAGGAGTAGATGAATGGATAAACTATATTGAAACTAATTTCACTAAACAATTTGATTATGATTGTATAATGACCACTTCAGAATCTGATAGTCATTTTGAACATGTTTTAATATCTTCATTTGCAGCACCATTAGCTAGAATTAAACCATATAGTATTATTCAATACAAATCTCCATCAACTTTAGATAAATGGACTCCAAATTTATTTGTTTCTTTAAAAGATTTTTATTATATTAAGAAGAAAATGTTACTTGAATTTAAATCACAATTACATCATGAATATTTTGGTGAATTTGTTTTAGATGGATTTCATACTAACTTTCAATGTATGAAAAAAGGACAAGGATTTGTAGAATCATATAAAATAATTACAGCATATGAATAAAATAGTATTATATTGTAAAAGTTATCATTTAGACGTACATAGAGCTAAAGATTTATTAGAAAGCATTACAAAACACAATATAGACAATATCCCATTTTACATTTCAGTTCCATCTTCTGATATAGAATTATTCAAAAAAGAGTTAGGTGAAAGTAATTATATTCTTTTAAAAGATGAAGATATTGATAGTTTAAATGAAGGATGGAAAGGCCAACAAATAGTAAAAAGCCAATTCTGGAAATTAGGATTATGTGAAAACTATGTCTGTATAGATTCAGATTGCATCTTCATTAAAGATTTTACTATATCAGATTTTATGTTTGATAATGAAACCCCTTATACAATATGTCATGAATATAAGTCGTTTTTTGAGTTTATGGAAAAATATCCACTAAATTTTGATCCATATGAGTCATTTACCAAAGAACGAAAACATATAATGGAATTATTCGGTAGAGAAGGGGCTATATATGACTTTGGTCCGGGACCAACAATTTGGTCATCTAAAGTTTGGAAATCATTAGAAGAAAATTATTTAATCCCAAATAAATTAAAATTTAGTGATTTAATTGAAGTAAATGGTTCTGAATTTACTTGGTATGGGGAATGGTTACTATATAGTCAAGCTATTCGATTAATGCCTAAAGGACCATTATTTAAAAATTATCATTACCCCCATCAATACGAATACGATAAACAAACTAATTATACCCCAAACAAAATATCCAAACTTTATTTAGGTATTGGATTACAATCAATTTATAAATTCAATTAATTATGAAATCACTAGAAGAAATTAGCTTAAACTACAAATCAGATAAAGGAAATATATACCATGGGTATTTAGATATCTATGAAAAATATTTTTCAAAACATAGAAGTAATCTAAATAATTTTTTAGAAATAGGATTATGGGAAGGTGAAAGTATTAGAATGTGGAGAGAATATTTCCCAATTGGTAATTTAGTAGGTGCAGATATTTTAGATTTATCTCATGTTCAGCTCCCAAACACACAAATAAAAATATGTGATCAATCCGACCGAGACCAACTTCAACAATTGATTAACTCTACATTTGATGAATTTGATATTATTATTGATGATGGAGGTCACTGGCAACATCAACAACAAATCACTTTAGGGTTTTTATTCCCATATTTAAAATCAGGCGGTACATTTGTTATTGAAGATCTTCATACAGCAGGTAACCCCGCATATACAAGACCAGGTGATGTTGATACATTAGAGATTTTACATACCTGGAAAAATACAGGTGAGTTAGTTAGCAATAATATGAGTGAAAGTGAAATTAAATATTTGATGGAAAACGTATCTGAAATTCATATTGAAAAAGCAAATGTATCAGATATTGCCTTCATTATCAAAAAATAATTAGATGCCCAGTTGTATTATATTTGCAGCAACAATATTAAGTCCTGATCGTGAGTTTGTTCTTAGAAGATTTATGGAAACGTTCCAAACTAAGTTCAACTCCTCTGACTTATATATTGGAATCAACCCAAATAGTATTTCTAATTTAGAATCTATTATAGAAGAATATGGATTAAATACTCAAATATTAAGAGCCCAACCTGAATTATATAGTGAAAGTGATGCTTCTGCTTACCAGGCTGCTTTAAAATTATTATATGATTCTAAAAAACAATATGATGTATATTGGTTTGTACACACAAAGAGTGGAGTAAATAACCATAGCGATTATTTGCGTGAGTGGTATATTAATAATTTTTTATTACGAAAAGATACTATAGAATCATTTATAATAGATAATAAAGTAGGATCATATGGTATGTTAGGTTTAGAATATGATCATAATAAACAATATGGAGAAGAGGATGTTGAAATTAAATTATGGGATAATGATATTTCTGAAGATCTCCCTTGTACTCATGCTAATTTCTTCTATATTCATACTATATATGCTATAGCACATGATCCCATAAATATATTTTTTAAGCTTATAACTGATAAATGGTTTACTTCTAAATTAGATAGATATTATTTTGAAGGAGTATTCCCATTTTTAATATCAAGATCAGGCAATTTCCCATATTTAGAAAATTCCATTAGCGCCAACAACCAAAACTTATCTGATAATCAATCTATTTGGGTAACACATAATAAATTAGAATCCAAATATAATCATTTACTTAATCAGTTTAAAACAAATTTTTATTTCCACCAATTACAACCTCCTTATGTTAATAGCAACACTTAATCATAATCTCCCCCAATGGACAGATAATTTAGTTAATCAATTAAAAAAAGATCCATTATTTAATGAATGTGAATTAATGGTGGTTGACAATGGTTCAAAAGAATCTTTGGCTCAATCAACAACACACCAATTAGAAGAAAATATATTTTTTGGAGGTGGTTTCAATGTTGTATTAGATTATTTTCTCTCAACAGATCATGATTATCTATATTTTTTAAATAATGATTTAGTATTTCATGGTCCTTCATTCTTAACTACCTCATTACGTGAAGCTAAAGAATCAGATGCAGCTGTTTATTCTCCAACAGTTATAAATGCCTCAATGGAACAATGTCATTGGAAACAAATGTGGAATTGGGGACAAGGTTTACGTAAAGTAAAATGGATTGATTTCCAATCACCCCTACTCAGACGAGATATTCTAGAGGAAATCCAACACTTCCCCGATGAATTGATCTATGGATGGGGATTAGATTTTTACGCTGGGTGTATCTCGGAAAAAAATAAATTAAATACTATTGTATCTGATACAAATACAATTACCCATATGAACTCTTTAACATTTAAAGAAAATAAAATTAATATTGGAGTAAGTGAATTTTGTCAAAAAGCAGATCAAAATATGAATAGTTATTTTTGGAAATCTGAATATAATTCTGTATATTTAGACCTAAGAAAATATGGAGAAAATTACACTATATGATATCATTACAAGGAACAAAAATAGTAGAAGTACCTTACTTTGCTGATCAATTGCTCGATAATACTAAATCAGTATTAATTATAGGAGAATGTCAAGGTGGTATAGAAGGTATATCTGAAACTATTCATGAAAAAGGGTTTGTTAATGTTAACACTACCGACATAATGCCCTCAAAACCAGAATATTGGTTAAGAAAAAATACTAATTGGGAACATATACAATGTGATTTTATAGAATTTAATGAAACCAACCAATATGATTTCATAATTTCTATTTCAGTATTTGAACATTTTGGTTTTTGGTTTGCAGGTAATCGTATGGCTAATGGTTTAGCAGAAGATGATACTTGTAGATGGAATCATGATATATTAGGAATTAATAAAGCATGTAAACTTCTTAAAGATAAAGAATCTAAATTAATCATAACACTCCCTGCAGGACCTTATATGAACTATGAAGAATCAGGTGAACCATTTTTAAGATACTATGATCAACGTAGACAAAATCTAATTAAACAAGAATTACAAAGAAATGGTTATTTTATTTCAAATGAAAAATTCTTCTTCTCGAATGATTTTACGAATTGGGAAGAAATGTCTTCAGAAATTAATGATCCAAAATATTATTCATATTACAATATTCACACTCCCAACGTTATATGGGGCTTAACAATACAAAAATTATGATATCATTTATTATTCCAAGTTACAATAATTTAAAACATTTAAAAAATGTTTATGCTAGTATTCAAAAACATGCTTCTCAAGCAGAAGTTATCCTATTAGATGATGGTTCAAATGATGGAACATGGGAATGGATGCAAGAAATAGAAACATTACCTAATAATAAAACAAGAATCATCAGAAGTGAAGAACGAGTAGGTCATACTATTCTATACGATAAAGGTATTGAGTTAGCTACAAATGAAATTGTAGGTATTTTACATGCTGATATGATTTTGGGGCCTAATTATATTGAAAACCTAATTAAACATTTAGAGCCTGGTAAAGTAGTTTGTGCTACTAGAATTGAACCACCACTTCACCCTGAAGGAAAGGAAAAAATCATCTGTGATTTTGGAATGGATTTTGATACCCTAGACATAGAGTCATTTGAACAATATGTTTCAGAAGCCCAATCCGAATTTAAAGACCAAATAACAAGAGGAATGTTTGCTCCATGGATCATTTATAAATCCGATTTCCAAGCTATTGGTGGACATGATCCAATATTTGCCCCATTCCCATATGAAGATTCAGATATTTTCCAACGTTGGATTTTAGCAGGATATGAATTGATTCAATCACGAGATGCTTTTGTTTATCATTTAACTTGTAGAGGACATAGATGGAATGAACAAATAGGTAAAGATGATGATTATTATAAAATTGTTTCTGAACGAGCATCTAGAAACTATTTACGTAAATGGGGTAGTTGGGTTAAAAATGATGAATATCAATATCCTATCATTTTACCTAAATATAATATTGCTTATGTAATAAAAAATTGCTCGGGTCAATTATTAACTATTCTAGAACCATGGTGTGATCGTATTTATATTGAAAATCAAGATATAATTGATATTTATATAGATAGAGAACAAGAAAATACAACATTTAATTTATCAAAAAGAGTATTTATAGAAAGTAATAATGATCCAATTGGTGAAAACGATATTGTAATTGAATTTGATGCAAATCAATTAACACAACAAAACTTTCAATTACTACAACAACTACCAAGCATTATAAAAGAAAGTGGAGAGGTAGGAAAATTTGAGTTAGACATATTTACCATAGAAATAAATCATTTGGAAGAATATACAAATAATTTAATTAAAAACTAAGCTTGCTAACACCCACAAACCAATGAGACTATATATATACTATAACGCGGATGACAAAACAAAGGAACCGCACGGTAAATTCGAGGCAATCAATTTAGATGATGCCATTTTAATAGCAGCACATATCAAGCAAATGTCTGTTAACGAGTTTTTAAAAATATTTACAGTAGAGGAATGGAAGAAAAATTCAAAAAAATAAGCGAAATATTGGGCTCCAAAATCACCATAGAGGAGAGCCCCAAAACAGCCAAAAAGAAAGATGAAGAGTTTTTCATGGGTTTGTTAGATCAACTATGTCAAATTGAGGCAGTGTCTGCTCTATTCCAAGCAATTGGGATTACAGCAACAAATGAAAATCCATTCTATATTTCAATTAAAATGTTAATGGAACAGCATTATGGTGAGATTAAAACAGAGATAATCCTATGGTGGGTATTTGAGAGTATTACAGAGGATGGAGGTATTTTACCTTTGGTTGATGAGCAAGGAAAATCGCACATCATCAAAACACCAACTCAACTATATAAATTTATTAAAAAATATGAGTGAAGAAAGAAAATGTCTAAAATGTAAAGAGGTGATAAACCCATTGCGTTTAAAGGCTTTACCAACAGCTAGAACTTGTGTTGATTGTTCAACAACAGGGGCAAAACGAGGAGTGCCAATTATGTTTGGTGAGAAAGACCATACGTGGACAGACATGGTAATTATGGAGTCAGATGAGTTTGATCGTTTTGAAAAACTAAGTAAACAAAAAGCTACATTCGATACATTGGATAAAACAGAAATGAACTCGGATGGAGATGATGATTTTTCAGATTGGGATAACACACTGCTTGATGGTTTAGAGGATATGTAAGTATGGCAATTGCAAAACCCATATCAAAAGAGGATTGTTTAAGAGCAATGAAGCAAACCCGCTCAATATATGCGGCGGCTCGTTATTTAAACTGCTCTTACCAGCATCTAAAGCCGTTTATGAAGGCATATAAGGATGATGAAACAGGGATATCTTTGTTTGATTTACACAAGAATCAAAGTGGTAAAGGTATTCCCAAATTTATAAGCGATGCCTCAAAAAAACACCCTGCAATCGAGGATATAGTGAATGGGAAAGTGGATGCTAATTCATTCACCCCAGAGAAGCTGAAATTCAAGATGGTAGAGGCTGGATATATGATTGAGCAATGTTATTGGTGTGCATACGATGAGAGAAGAGAATCGGATGGGAAAACACCATTGATTATGTTCTTTAAAGATGGCAACAAACACAATTATAGGGATGGTAATTGTCAATTATCGTGTTACAACTGTTATTTTATACGTTTAGGAAACGTGTTTAATGAAAAGGATATGGAGGCGTTGGAAGGACATCAAACCGTTTATAAAACGAGTGATATGGTTGATTTTCAGGTTGATGAATACCATAAGAAAAAATTGGAGGAATTAGGTTTGTGGGATACAAAAGTAGAGGACGATCCATATTCTTTGGTTTCGAGAAGAAAATAAAGTACTTGGAGAATTAAAGTATTTTTCTTATATTTATAAGCAAGATGAAGAAAAAGAAACACGCTCGCATAGTCAAAGACTATGATAAACAGAAGGAGAAACATCTTGAGAAACTCGCTACAAACATCCTCAAAAACGATGAGAAGTTTAGTAAGTTGAAGGAAAAAAACATAAATACGGACTTTTTAGATTTATTTTAATATGGCAACAGAAATTAGTGTGTTTGACAGTGAGGAATTTGAAGAGTTAGTAACGCAACGTGATTTAAGAATATCTAAAGCATTAGTTGAAACGATTTTAAAGAACTTGAAAGGCAGAAAAAGACATTTACATGCACTTTCCGTTTTAATTGAGCAAGAACAAACCATATACGACATAACAATTGATAGACACGAATTTGTTAATACATTGGAACAGAATTTACCAATATATGAAAAACATGAGTTGTATGAGGGTTGTGCTGAAATTGTAAAAGCAATAAATTTCTTAAAAGAAAAGCAAAAGTAATTTGGATACCTGAAATATTTTTCGTATATTGAAGAAAAAATAAAGGTTATGTCGTTGATTCAATTTACAAATACAAACAAATACGGTACATTTAGACACCGAATTGTTTATCGTCCCGGAGACAAACCATTCAAAATTGGTAGAGGGTTTGGTCCTGTAGTTGGAGTTAAAGCATTCAAATATACACACGAACATATATATCCACCTGCATTATTTACATCTTCAGTAACAGGGCAAAAATATATTGTTCCTGGTTATCAAAAGGTTCATCCACAAACAACATTAAAGGATATAAATTGGATTCAACCGAAACCAAAAAATGTAGAGAAAGCAGCTGATGTTTTCAAAACAAACGAGGAGTTCAAATTTGAATCAAAAAGTGAACCAGGCAGTTTCTATGTTGTTAGAGTGGTAAATGGTAAAGCAAAATGTAATTGTGCTGGACAATATAGAGCAAAAGATAGAAAGTGCAAGCATATGAAAGAAGTTGAAAAAGAGCTTGGATTAGACAAATAGAGTTATTAAATTTAATAAAAATAAAAAGATGAGTAAAACTAGTGCAAAACAAAGAGTAGAACAAGTTAAAGAGTGGATCAGTTGGATCACCGCAACTTCTA